TCCATGAGCTTATCGAAGGAGTAGGGGGGCTTTACCAATCCGTACTCCCCGTAGAGCTTGCCAAACGGGTCAGCCGGTAGTTGCCGGGAGCCTCCCGCGGCACCACGCCCCTTGGCCTGCATGGCTATTGCTTTATTAATAATTGCCTTGGCCATTCCCATCCTCCTTTCAGACCACTACCCGGGAGATGGTCTTAGACTCTTTGTATGCCTGGATTCCCGCGTAGGCCGCGCAGTCCACCTGGTCCTTAAACTCCCCATTGGGGAAGTTGATCAGTTCTTCTTCGTAATCGGAAAGATATGCCGCGCCCTGTCGGTGGTACACCGTGCCCATTTCGTAGCGGGCCGCCATCGGTCTTGCCCGGGACACCTTGTCGCGATCGGCGTTGAGTGATTTGATCGGCAGCCCTTCCCTTTTGCCCTGCTGGATAATATTCAGACCATAGACCTGTTTCTCAACGCCCTGGAACCGGGGTCGCCAGCGTTCGAATTGCGATTTCATGACCGCCATGTGCTTGGTGGTCTCCGCCTTCTCCCGGAACACGTCCATCAACAGCAAATCCCTCTCCGGGGTCATGGCCCAAGTCGCACACACAAAGTAGGCACTCTGGAGTCCCTCGGTAGCCGCGGGGTCAATGGTCTGGAATATCCAGCATCTGTCCTTGTCCCAGCGCAGGTCCCCCTCGGGTCGGTGTAAAACATAAACGTCACCCTTGTCCTCGAAATAGCGGAAGTAAGAGCGCTTAAATAAAACGCCTTCCTCGGGCATAGGTCTCTGCTGATATAGGGCCGAATAAAAATAGGACCCTAGCCGGCGCTTAATCCGGGCAAGGTCCTCAATGTTGTATCGGGCCGGGCATAAGGCTTCCCCTATCTTTCGGCCTATGGGGTCGTTGGCCTCGGCCTCAGCCGGGAGTCGGACTATCCGCCACTGCTCCCCGCCGTTCTCCATGTCGTTCAACAGACGGCCGATTAAGTCGTCCTCGTGCCATCGGGTGGCGATTATAATAATAGCCGCCCCTGGCTCTGCCCGGGTATAGAAGGTTGACGTAAACCAATCCCACTGGGCGTCCCGGATAGTTTTACTGGCCGCCTCCTTGGCGTTCTTCAGGTAGTCGTCTATCATCCCCAGGTGGAATCCCTTGCCGGTGATCGGGCCTCCGATACCAGCGGTGATCATCCCGCCTTCGTGGCCTTCCAAGTCCCAGCGGTTGGCCGCGCTCGACTCCTGGCTTACTTTAAGCCCGTAAAGCTCTTGTCCATATTCCTCTAAAAGATCACGCGCCTTCCGTCCCCACGACGCAGCGAAGTCGGCTTCGTAGCTGCACAGCATCACCCGTTTATCCGGGAAGTTGCCCAGGAAACACGGCGGCGCGTGCTTGCTGACCAGTTCGGATTTGCCATGCCGCGGCGGGGTCTCGATTATCAGCCTTAGAACCTTGCCCGCGAATACCTCGGCGAGCTCCTCGTTGACTAGGGCCAAGTGCTTATAATATTTCCACCTCCCCCGGCTCGCGTGCATCGCGAGGCCCGCTGGGGTCAGGCTCGACCATATAGAGTCGGGCCATAAGGGCCAGGTACAGTTGTCTTGCCTCATCATCTGCGAATATTCTAGCGGCCACGCCGTACTCATGCTTAATGTTCACCTGCCCCTCGACCTCGGTCTTGGTGTGCTCTGTTGGCACCCCCGACGCCAGACGCTCGATCTTTACGGCCACGTCTAAGAGCCGTCCCATTTCCCCTGCGCTTATATCCTGGGGCTGGAGCGATTGCAGCCTCTGGGCGACCTTGGCCTGCACCCCCTTGGCCAGCTTGACATGGTTTTTGGCCATCTCCTTCTGGGCCTTTTCGCGCTCCGCCAGATACACCCCGTTGAGGTGGTTGTCCCATGCCCGGATTCTGTCCTGCCAGCGCCAGCGATGACTCCATTGACTTACCATAGACCCCGATTTGCCCAGCGCCACAGCCGCCTTCCGAGTGCTCCTCGGTTCCATATCCCGGTAATAGCAGAAAGCAGCCCACGCCTTGTCTGACTCGCGGGGCTGTCGCTCCCATACGTCCCGATCCAAATCAAACTGGACCGGCTTGCTCGGTTTAGGCACCTTGCACCACACCCTTTAGCCCTGTCAGGGTTTCCCACCTTTGTATAATAACGTCACAATACTTGGGGTCGAGTTCGGACATATAGCACGCCCGGTTCATCTGCTCACACGCAATCAAGGTAGACCCACTCCCTCCGAACGGGTCCAGGATGACGTCTCCCTCTTTGCTGGAGTTGTGAATAAAGTAGCCGCACAGCCCCACCGGCTTCATGGTCGGGTGCTCGGCGTTCTTTTGCGGCTTGTCAAATCTTACCAGTGTGGTTTGCTTACGGTCGCCATACCAAGTGTGCCCCGCGCCCTCCTTCCATCCGTAGAGGATGGGTTCGTGCTGCCACTGGTAGTCTTGCCGGCCCATTACCAGAGAGTTCTTGGCCCAGATCAGACACTGGCGGAGTCGATACCCGGCGTGCTTAAATGCCGCCCGGAAGTTATATCCCTCCGAATCAGCGTGGAAAACGTAGATCGGTGCTCCCATTTTCGAATGGGCGTACATCACGGTGAAGGCGTCGGTAAGGAATCGTAAAAATTCCGCGTCTTTCATCTTGTCGTTTTGAATCTTGAGCTTATCCTTGGTCCCCCCTTCGTAGTCCACATTGTAGGGCGGGTCGGTTAATACCAAGTCGGCCTGCTGCCCGTTCATCAATTTGGCTATGTCCGCCTCAGAGGTCGAGTCGCCGCATATCAGCCGATGCCGACCCAAGATTATTATCTCCCCGGGTTTTGTGACAGCCGTTTCCGGCAGCGCGGGGGCCTCATCCTCATCGAGGTTATCTTCCCACGGCGCAGTCAGTTCGGCGATAATCTTCTCCAAGTCGGATTCCGTGTAGCCGGTTATTTCGAGGTCGATTATGCCTGTGTCTATCTCTTCGATGAGGTCCATCAGCATACGGTTGTTTATCTCCGCCAGTTCCGCGATGCGGTTGTCAGCGATAAGGTCGGCCCACTCTTCTGCCTCGTTGGCGTAGTCCTGGTAGTCTACCGGGACCTTGGTTAGTCCGAGTTTGCGAGCGGCCATCATGCGGCCGTGGCCCCGGACGATAAGTCCGCTGCGGTTGCTCACGGTAATCGGCGCTCGCCACCCCTGGGCCTTGATTATCTTGGCCAAAAGTTCTATCTGCGAGTCACTATGTTGGTTCGGATTGCGCGGGTTGGGGACGATTTTCTCAATGTCCACTATCTTGTCTACCGCACAATAAACGGGTATCCCGTCTATCACCTTAATTCCCCCCTATTTTCTCGCGCGCCACGCCTCGGCGTCCTCGCGCATCGCCCAATACTTCCCCCGGTTCACCAGCATATATTGGACGCCATCTATTTCCATCCAGAGTTCCTTTTCGGCGCAGTCGAGCAGCCGGTCCTCCATCTTGCACCGCTGTTCCAGTGTGCCTACCCAATAGGCTATTAGTGCTAATCCACCGGCGATTAATGCCGTCGTTCCATGTTCTATCATGCCTACCCCTCCTGGTATCCCTCGCAGACCTTGAGTCCGACTTCGAATGCCGACGAACAGTCTCCGTTGCTACCAACGCACCCAAAGCAGCGGTGGTATTCGTGGTATATGTCAGCCAGGCTCATGACTTCCGGGTGTCTCCCCCTGAATCTGGCCCAGCCCAGGTTATGTTGGTCCATGTGGTGCTCCCAGCACAGGGGGCACAGGTTGCTTGCGTGGTCTCCCCCGCCCGCGCCGCGGCTCTTGATGTGGGCCGCCTGCGCTCTCCGGTTGCACCCGGTCACACAGCACTGCTGTTTCCGGCAAAGTTCCAGCATTTTTGGGTCGCTTTTTCGTTTCTTCTTTGGCATTTCGCTCTTTCACCACTCTCGCCGGTATGGTTACAGTTGCCTCGGCCTCCGGAATCCAACAGACGTAATAATCCCCTTTGGACTTGGTCGGGTCTGTCTCCTCCATTTTCCCCAGGACCTTAACCGAGATGGCTTTCTCCACCGCTGCCTGGTCCTCCGGAGTTGGGTTCACTTTGACACGCATACTATTTCCCCCCCAAATAGCAAAAGGGGCGTCCTGCCAGACGTCCCTCGCGCGATATTTTTAACGATTTGATTATAACACGGTTTTTCGCTTATATTTCACTATTTGACCGGCGATTTGGGGACCAGATATTTTTCCCCGCGATAATACTGGCAAGGTCCGGACAAAGACCATGGCTCAATCAGCAGGTCCAAGAACATTTTACGCCGCGGACATGAGTCCCAATCTCCCTTGCAGTCATACTTACATAGTTCCACGGCCGCCTCGGCCAGATCAAACAATAATTCCTGGCTCACGGTGGTTTCCCTTTCCGACGGTGGGGTTTTGATCTCCGCATACAACGAAGGTCGGACTTGCTTGGATGCATTAAGTAGCGCCCTGATTTCTGTTTCGTGAAGGCCCCTAAACATAGCCTTGCTCAATCCCGTGATACTCAATAAAATGCTGTTCAGCCAGCGGCGTTCCTCGCGGTCCTCCAAAAACTCCATGTGGCCCCCCATGACCCCTTCCAAGGAGTGGATCCACAGAATCAGCTCCCTGCGGTGGCCGTTTAGGTACTTTTTTCGCAATCTTTAATCCCCCTTATCCTTATCCAGTTCGGCAATGGCTATTTCTTGTAGGTAGCTTGGGTCTTTAGACAACATTATGGCGTAAACACCATTCAACTCTGCACCTTTGGCTCTTGCTTCCATCTGTATATACTTTAGTGGGTTCGCTATTTTATCTAACGCCATACGTAACCTCTCAACCTCGGCCTCGGCCTTGATCGCCCGCTCGATAGCATGAGGCCAACCTTCACGGGCTTGGGCGATAAAATCACAATCCTGGAAATTTTCCGCATGGTTATGTCCAGCTATTAAAATACCCTCTGCCTTACGCACTATCCACCACGGCCCCGGTGTGGCTTGGTTGCAAGTCTCTAAGTCCTTCCGTAAATCCCTCATCTACTCGCCCTCCTTGAGTATATGCAGCAGCGCCCGGGCGGCGGACTCCTCTGGTTCCCCCGGGAATCGCCAGGTCTGGTAAATGTCCCTGGAGATATCGGTCCAACCCCCTCTTAAGTCGTAGCCCCACCCTGCCGCGCTAATCGCCTGCAGGATTTCGATGATGCCCGGGTACCACCCCTGGTCCGGGTCCCACTTTAATCCCGCGTCCTTCAGTTGTTTTGCTAATTCAAGTGATATCATCTCGCCCCCCCCCTAAACTCTCTTTAGCTCGTAGACCCAGACGTAGGGATTAGCACTCCATCCAAAACCCCTCTTGGCATTAAGGTTTTGCCATAAATCCTGGAACGCGGCGAGTGTGTTAACGTCTGTTCCGCAATTCCACATCCCCTCGCGCAAACAATCGTCGTATGTGATCTCCTGCAACCTCTCAACCCGCACCCCCATAACCTCCAGCCAAATCCGCGCGGCCTCTTTCGGCATATGGATTGAGGGCTTCCAGCGCCCAATAAGATTTTTAGCTTTTAATTCGTTCTCCAAATCGATGTAATCGGCCTTATACGCATATGACACGTTGTTCCACGTTTTATATTTACCCCAAGTCTCCCGCACCCAAAGTTTGTCCCCAACTTTATAGGGAGTCTTATAAGGCCCGGTCTGGCTTAATTGATTTCCGTCCCCATCAAAATTGTTCAAACCATATTCGCCCTCTACCGCATCAACATAGAACGGTTTTGAATATGGTGGAATAGTTTTGGCAACCCGCCGCGTCATCCACTTAAAAGCCTTGCTCTCATCAATCGGCTCCGCTGGCCAAGCGTTAGGCTTCGTGTTCAGAAGCGCAGCCACCATAGGCCCGCTGAATAAGATCGGTTTCTCTCTCATTCCCCTACCCCCTCCAAATACCCCAGCGCCTCCGCCAGACGCCGGTAAATTCTGTTTCGCCAATCGTAAAACAAGTCTCTTTTTCGCCGCCTCCGCCGCGTGTCCACATACTCCAAGAACGGCATTTCCGCCAGCACCACAGCCATCCGCATCCGGATTGGCGTGTGTCGCGAGCAGGTCCACCAGTACAATTTCACAAATTGCCGGTACTCGGCCTCCGGCAAGGAGTCCGCTATTATCGCCTCGATTGTTTCTATGTATTCCCGCTTGCGGCGAATGAGCTCCTCGCACTCCAGTATTTTCAGGGTTATGTTCTCCTCGGGTATGTTCACCGGCCCCCCGCGACCGCCCTCTATGAGTTCATAGGTTGCGGTCACCTTCCGGCCAGTCAATGCAATGGTCTCCAGCTTGTCCGTCTGTATCTTGATTATCCTGTGGGCATCTCTATAAGCGAATAGGTCCTGGTCCACCTTCTTTTCGTAGTCCGGTCGATAATCTTTCCGTCGTTCCACTCCGTCGCCTCCCGCTATCCCCCCAGAATAATTTAAGCCCCGTGTTTCATCCCCAGCTTGCTCTCCGCGTAGTCCGGAGTTATCGGTAGTCCCTCTATCTCCCTCCATGCCAGCCACAGATCGCGCAAAAAACATTTGGTCATATACCTCAGGGCCATATTGTGCTTGTGCCCCTTCGCCTTGTCCTTGTGGGCCGGGTGACAATCCAACCGGTGTTTGTAGCCGTCGTAGATCAAGCGGTAGGGGGAGTTGGTCCGAAGAAAACTGGGCGCCAACACACCCATTACTTTCGTTTTCAGAAATGGGTTATAGGTAATGCTCTGCTTGCTTTTTTGCGTCCCATCCTTTGCTTGGTAGGAAACCTCGACCAAATGAGCTGCCCGCTTTGACCTCCCCTGGCCATCCCCGGCGACGTCTAGCCCCGCGTATTTCCAGAACGATGATACGTGTCTGGCTTTATATGGGTCAAGTTCGGATATGATTACCGCCGCCATAGTGAATCCGCACCCCTTGGCGTCCTTTAGAAATCCGCCCCAAATAGGGAACGTCTCCACCAGTTGTTTTAATGCCTTTCCAATTTCCTCCTCATTATCCACTAGGCGCAGATAATGCCCCGTCAGTTCGTACTCGAATATATCCGCCAGAATCCCCTTCTGGGTTTCAAACTCCTTAATCCGTCCCCTCATGGTCCGCGCCGTTATTCCATCCGCTATGCTGCCGTACTCTGCCACCAGCTGATCTAGCAGTTTTTTGGCCTCAGCGTCCATTGTGTCGTTCTTTTTGCCGGGGTCTTGCCCCAACCTTACCCGGACGTTGGCTGCCAGTCGATTGCCCGCCATGATCCGCATCTTCTGGGCGTCGTAAAATGATCTGGTCATCGCCCGCAGGGTCTCTTTGTCTGCCATTGAGGTGTCCTCCTTTGCTTAATAATCGCTAGATAGATATGGGTTGCTCGGTTTTCCAGGCTCGCTCTAATGGAATGGCTTTCTCTCAAACCTTGGCTCGCTGTATAATCTTAGTTGTCCTACACCATAAAGGCTCGCTTCCGACCTCTGGTTGTCTGTCCTTTTATGGCTCGCTTTTACTGTATGGGTTTCTTTTTGATAACGGCTCTCTTCTTTTCCGTGGGTTACTCCACAGACTTGGATCGCTAGTTCATAGTGGGTTGCTTAACACATTTGGCTCGCTTCTCGAAGATGGTTTTCTAAGCAGCTTTGGCTCGCTTTTTACTAGTGGTTGTCTCTCCATCATTGGCCCACTTTAGCCCTTTGGGGTCCCTAATTGTAGTTGGTCCGCTCTGCCACCTTGGGGTTCTCATTGTTCTTGGCTCGCTAATTTGGTATGGGTTTCTCGCCGGATGAAGGCTCGCTTTTGCTGCATGGTTTTCTATGCGATAATGGCACGCTATTTTTGTATGGGTTCCTTGCCGATGGTGGCTCGCTCAGGTCGATTGGTGTTCTTATCCATTCTGACTCACTTCCGCGATGTGGTTTTCTAGCATTACTTGGCTCGCTTGCTTATTTTGGGTGTTTCAGTACTCGCGGCTCGCTATCCTTATTTGGTGTTCTTGCTCAATGTGGCTCGCTTCCAACCTCTGGTTGTCTTACCTTATACGGCTCGCTTAGGGTGTGTGGTTGTCTACTTTCCACTGGCTCGCTCCATCTTTCTGGGTGTCTAGTCATCTCAGGCTCGCTATCATTATATGGATACCTTACTAATAATGGCTCGCTCGCAAATGATGGTTTACTCCGGTTCATTGGCCCGCTTTTTACTAAGGGGGTGTCTCTCCATAATTGGCTCGCTTGGCGTGTGGGGTGTACTTCCTTCCACTGGCTCGCTCGCTGTCCATGGGGTTCTCTCCTAAACTGGCTCGCTCCTCGAAGATGGTTTTCTAAGCAGCTTTGGCTCGCT